GCTGATCCCGCTGAGGCTGATCGTCGTGGGATGACGGCGGAGTTGGCGCGCGCGTCGTTAGCGGCGTTTCACGGCCGGCGTGTTTTGCCTACTCGGTTGCACCCTTCGCGGCGTGGCTGAGGGCGAGTTCTGAGCGCGCAAAAATACGCAGCCGCTTTGCAGCGCGTGCGGCCCGCGTAGCGGCTAACTCGTCCGCTGCATTTTCCATCGCCGCCGCGCGCTCGCGATGGGCGAACGCGACGAGCAGACTTACGTGGCCCTCGCGCTTATATGGTAGCGCGCACTCGCAGATTTCCTCGGCTAGCTCTCGCGCCCGTTCCTCGATCGTGCTCATTCTTTCGTTTCCCTCTTTCCGTGCGACAGCCCGAGGCGTTTCCTGACGCGCTCGACGGTTTCCGGGTGCCACGGCTTGCCTGTAACTGTGGCGACGCCGATCCTGTTGAGATGGGTCGCGGCGGCATATTTCCCGAGGTCTTTGATGCTGGTGAATAGGTCGCGCAGGGACTCGGCGCGGACCATCGCTTTTCCGGCGTCGCGCGCGTTGTGCTCGGGGTTGCCGAGCGGCCGGCCGGATTTTGTACCGACGATCTTGACACGCGCGAGGGCGGCTTTGGTGCGTTGCGAGATCAGGGCGCGCTCCTTTTCGGCAATGGCGGCGAACAGGTGGAGGATGAACGGATCGACGTCGGGCCCGAGCTCGGCGACGATGAACGGAACGCGGTGCGCCATGAGGCCGCTGATGAAGTGGACGTCGCGGGAGAGCCTGTCGAGCTTGGCGACGACGACCGGCGCATTGAGGCGCTTGCCTTCGTCGATAGCCGCTTTGAGGACGGGGCGCGTGTCGAGCGCGTCTGCGCCCTTGCCAGTCTCGATCTCGACGTATTCCCCGGCGATCGTCATGCCGTTGGCTTCGCAGAAGATCGCGATGGCGTCGCGCTGGGCGTCGAGCCCGAGGCCGGACCTGCCTTGGCGCTGGGTAGAAACACGTAGGTAGGAGACGACCGGCGTCATTTCAGCGCCACATCGATCATCGCGCGCCAGACCGCGGCCATGTCGTCGACGGGCAACTGATCCGCAACACGAACCATCGCCTCCGTCGGCTCTCGCATCTCTGCAATTGCCCTGCGCGCGTATTTCCGGTAACCTTCCTGATACCCCTCGGGCATTTTGTCCCACGGCAGAAGCCCGTCCCATACGCTGGCCGCGATGATTTTTGCAACGCGTTCTACGGTCTCGCTCATTTTCGGCCTTGCGCCCCTGTGCTGTATGTGTGAGGTATGTGCTGGTTTTGGCAAGGCGTCAAGGGGGAAGTGATGAAGGTCGAACTTTCGAAGCCGACGAACGACAACCAGGGGCTGAGCGCCGAGTTTGCTCAGGTGCCGAGCGTATTCCTCCAGACCTATTCGTCCGAACTGCTTGATTGGGCGGCAAATTTGACCGACCGCGGCGAGTTCTTAGACCTCACGCTTTGGAACCCTCCGGGCGCGACAATTCTCAGCGTCGGCTATCAGGGCAAGGTCAGGCTACGCTGCGCGGTCGCTGTCGGTCAAACGACGAAGGCTGTCCTGCTGCGGATCACGCCGGCCGACGAAGAAGACGTCGCCAAGGTGAGGAAGCATTGCGAAGACCTCCCGTCGATCATGCGCGCGCATCAGGTGGCGGCTGAGGCGTCCCGCGGCAAAGCCCGCGGCGCGGTCAAGGCGGTGTTCGACCTGCCGGATTACTTCGTCGAGCGCTACGGCTTCGAACTGCGCGAGTGGGGCCGCAACATGAAGTCGATCGGGATGGTGAAGACGATCGTGCTGCGCGAAGGAACGCTTTCAGACCTGTCGCCGGACCCGGAGATCGGCGCCGTGCTCAAAGGTGTGAAGCTGCAAGCGAAGCCCGATCGACACGCGGGCGACGAGCTCTCGTTGCTGATTTCGCCGGCAACCGAAATGGACAAGCAGACGATTCTCAAGCACGTCGAGAAGATGCAGCGCATCGGCATTCCTGCGCGCGCCCAACTCGTCGAGCCGCCACGGCCGGGCATCCCGACCATACCCAACATCATCGGCGCCGCCGCGCCTGCGGATGGCGATGTCTGATGGGCGTCTTCAAGATCGCGGCCGGGACGCAACTGGCGAAGTTCCTCGTCTCGAATAACCCCGTCGACATGATCTTCGGCCCGCTTGGCTCAGCCAAGACGCGGACGATGTGTTTGCGCGTCGGCCGGCACGCCCAAGAGCAAGACCCGTCGCCGATCGACGGCAAGCGCTACACACGCTTTGCGATGGTCAGAAATTCCATGCCGATGCTCAAGCGCTCGACGCTGCGCACTTGGCGCGAGACGTATCCAGAAGACCAATATGGTCGCGTCACCGAGGGCGCGACCATGAATCACAAGCTCGCCTATTCGTGGCCCGGCGGCGATGTGCGGTGCGAAGTCGACTTCATTTCGCTCGACAAAGACGATGATGTGAAGAAGCTGCGCTCGACCGAATACACGGGCGTCTGCTTCAACGAATTGCCCTATGTCGAAAAGCTCCTGTTCGATGAGGCCGACTCGCGCTTGCGCTACCCGCCGAAAGAGCATTGTGCGGTGCAGCCAAATGGGCAAAAAGACCCGAAGTGGCGCGGGCTTCTCGCTGACGGCAACGCTCCCGATGAAGACCACTGGCTCGCCACGATGGCCTATGGGCTCGACCCTCCGGGCGGCCTAACCCAAGCCGACCTCGACCTTTTGAAGTGGCCGAAGGAGTGGGGGCTGTTCATGCAGCCGGCAGCGCTGATCGAAGTGCTCGACCAACGCGGCAATGTGATCGATTACACGGTCAACCCGCGCGCCGAGAACTTGGAGAACCTGCCGAGCGACTATTACGACCGGCAGTTGCGTGGCAAGTCGCGCGCCTGGATCGACTCGCGCCTCATGAACCGCGTCGCGCTTGTCGTCGAGGGCCAGCCGGTGTGGCCGATGTTCAATCGCGAGTTCCACGTCTCGAGGGAGCCATTGAAGCCCGTTCCCGGTCACGAAGTGCTCGTCGCGCTCGACTTCGGGCGCGTCTATCCCGCCGCGCTGTTCGGCCAAGAGGTCAACGGCCGGCTGTTCGTCCAGTTTGAAATCCTGGGCTTCAACGAGCCGGCGAGCGCCTTCGCCCCGCGCGTGCAGCGCTTCCTCACGCAGAACTATCCGGGCTACAGCGTCCGCTTCGTCGGCGACCCCAAGGGGCGCGACAAGGGCCAGCAGACCGAGCAGTCGAGCTACGATATCTTCGCCGCCCACGGCATGCCGGTGCGGCCGGCGCCGGTGAAGATGAACGACATCGCAACGCGCACCGAAGCCGTCGCCTTCGCACTCAACGACAACCCGGCTGGCGTGCCGCGCATGCAGATTTCGCCGGCCTGCCGAACGCTTGTCGTCGGCTGCGTCGGCCGCTACCACCTTGAGCGCGAGGAAACGGGCGAGCTAAAGCCTAAGAAGGACAAATACTCCAACCTGTGCGACTCGCTGCAATATTTTGTCCTCGACCGCGGCGACGGCCGCCGGATGATCGGACTCACGCCGACCGGGATCATCATGCCCATCAAGGTCGCAAAAGGACGGCGGACGATGCGCCGCATTGTCGGCTGACCCCGCGCGTCATCATCCCCGCCGTCGAGCCGAAGGATTGGTTCGTCGTCTTCCACCGATCGGCCTCGACACGATGGCTCGACGCGCTGGCGATGGGCCACTTCAAGCACGTCAGCGCCTTCGTCTACGTCCCTGAATTTGATGTCTGGCAGTTTTTCGACGCCGAATACAGCGGCTTCCGCAATATCATCGCGACCCACGAGGCGGCTCGAAAACAGATCGGGCACTATGTCGAATGCGGTTGCGAGATCGTGAAATTCAGCCGCACCGGCGCGAAAATGGGGGCTTCGTCGCGCGCCGGGTTCTATTGCGTGACCGCCGTCAAGCACCTGCTAGGCGTGCGCGGAAGGGCATTGCGACCCGATGGGCTTTACCGTTTGCTCCTCGCCAACGGAGGCCAACTCGTTAATGACGCCGCAAGCTCCAGTCGATCCGATGTTGGCGCAGGAACAGGCGCAGGCGCAGAATAGCCTCGCCAATGCGATGCAGACGCAGACCCAGGGCGATATGTCGTCGCTGATGGCGCGTTATGGCACGCAACTGTCGATGGCCGGCGCGAAGACGGGCCCGCTTGTCTCCAGCGCTACGGGCGCAATTCTTCCCGGCAAGGTCTGAGCGATGGCAAAGAAGCCCACACCCAGCCGGAAGCGTGAGCCGACAGATCTGGAAAAGGACGCCGTTGCGCGCCTCGCCGCGGCGCGGACCTGGAAGTCGTACATCGAGCTTGACGTGAAGGAGTGCTATTTCCTCGCCACGCCCAATCGCCAGCGCCAGATCAGTTCGATGACGTCGCCAAGCCAAGCCCGGATGCTCGACGCGCCCGAATTGAACACGGACGAAGCATTCATCATCGTCGAGGACTTCGTCACGGCAGTCATCACGGCGTTCATGCCCGAGGCGGAAATCTGGTGCGAGCGCGGGCCCGGCATGTTCCTGCCCGGCGGCCGTGATGGCCCGATCTGGAATCAGATTAAGGACCAGATCAAGGAAGACGACAACAAAATCTTCGAGGCGATCAAAGGCTCGAATTTCTATGCCGAGTTGCCAAAAGCCTACAACCCGGACTTGGCGATAGGGACCGCCGCGGTTTGGATTGAGCCGCCGCACCCAGGCGGGGCCATCGTGACGACGGCGATCCCGCTCCGCGAGCTTGAGATCGACCTCGGGCCTGATGGCAAGATCGACTATCGCGCTGCGGTGCGCTTCACGCGCAACCATTATATCCAGCATCTTGTCGGCGAGGCCGTGTGGGCCAAGGTTCCGCAGGAGATCAAAGACGCCTGCAAGGACAAGGCAAGCGACCGAACGCAGATCATTTGGGCGTTCTGGCGGGATTGGGAAGATCATTCCGATACCGTCTGGCAGCACGTCATTATGATCGACAACCAGATCATCCACGAGGAGAAGCTGACAGGTGAAGGTTCCTGCCCGCTGATCCCCCATCGCTTTGGCGCCACGGCTGACTGGCCGCACGGCGTCGGGCCGCTCATCAAGAGTCTGCCCAGCTTTCGGCAGATCGACGAACTCGAATACATGCGGACCAATCACGCCGCGCTGTCGATCAACCCGCCAATCACCTATCCCGACGACTCGTTTGCCGCCGTCGAGCAGGGCGTCGAAGAAGGCATGGCCTATCCGATCCGGCCGGGCAGCGAGGGCGCCGTGAAGGCGATTTATACCGTCCCGCCGCCCGAGGTCGCAAACTATCAGTACACGGAGAAGTTGAAGAAACTGCGCAAGCTGTCGTTTGTCGACTATCCCGAGCAGACTGGCGACACCCCGCCGACGCTCGGGCAATGGCTTGACGAAATGGCGCGCGCGCAGCGACGTCTCGGCACGCCCGGCTTGCCCTATTGGAATGAGGGTCCGGCCGAAATCTTCCTCCGGTTCAAGTGGCTCCTTGAGCGCAAGGGCGTCATTCGACCCGTGCAGGTC